TCTTGATGACCTTTACTTATTTCTTCCAAGTCTTTAACTCTTTTTTGTAGTTGTCTAAATGGTGTTTCCATTTTTATCTCCTTTGTTATTTTATATAGTACCAAATAAAAAACCCCCTGTCAAATTAATGACAAGGGGTTTCACCTATTTACTTCCATATATTTTTTTATAAAAATGTAGCAATCATTAACATTATAATAGTTGCCCAAAAAAATGTTGCCAATGTTGTACTCATAATTTATCCTTTCTAATAGTATTTCATACTAAAAGAAACGATATGTCAAGTCTATATAGCCATTATATCTTGCCATATTACAGCAAAATAAATAGCTGTAAATATAGCAATCAATATGTACATTTTTAAATCTATCATATTATTACCCCTATAATTAAACCAATAATAAAACCAACACTAACTAATATTATTTCTTGCCTATAATATAGCGAGTTGAATTCTATTTTTTCTTTTAGTTTTTTTATATTCATTTTAATATTTCTATTGTTTTGTTGCAGCTTTAACAACGTATGACCCCATTTCTATTTTTTCGATTTCAAAAGAAGAAGAATGAACATATCTTTTTTCTTTTTCATCCCACACTTGTCGTATGCAATAAAACATTTTATCTGCTTCATCCCAATTACAAACAAGTCTTCTTTTTAGTTTTTTTATATTCATTTTAATATCTCTATTTTTACTCCGACTTTTCTTAACCATTGTCTTGCAATAATACCTAATTCCAATACAAATGTTTGCACTTGCATTTTACTAGCTTTACTTATTTTTATTTTAATTATTTTTTCTGCCATTTTCTATTATGTTTTTATATATATTTTTATTTATTTCTATTGTTGAAAGTCCTTCAGGGTTATAGGCATAAACATTTATAAAATGATTATCCTCGTAATTATCAAGGGTTAATCTACAATAATATGGTGTACGTTTATTTATAGTAGTATGATATCCACGCCATTTAACTAATATCATTACACTCTATCCTTTCTTATATATTTTCATATTTTTCTTTGTTCTATTTTTTCTTTTAATTTATATAATCTATCTAAATATCTTCTATCTATTAAATCGCTTTCATAAGATACATATGATTTGATAGCTATTATTTTTCTATATTGTTCTATTGTTTGATCTATTAGCTCTAATGTTGCTGTTCTTACATTCCAATCTTTGATAGTTTTTATCATTTTTTAACCTTTGGTTTTATTTTAATATATTCAAAGTTATATTTTTTATCTAGGTCTTTTAATTTTTTGGTATAATAATTTTCCATACTTGCAGATATTAAAAAACCTACAAACCCAAAAAACATTAGACCAAGCCCTATATATAAAATTGTATTCATATAATTAACCTCACTTTCAACTACAAGTATATATGCAATAATTGCATAGGTCAAATGGTAGAATAACCTTAACACGTGTTAAGAAATAGAACATAATGTGAACACCCAAAATGGACACATAGTTAATAATATAAGTTCAAAATGGGTCAACATCTATTGACTTAAAAAATTAGATATAATAAAAAGGGGTATTGATTAATTTAAAAATATTATTCTAATATTGGTTAATCAATGGAAAGCGAGTGAAGATGAGTAAAGACAAAAAACCAAATATGCTTAAAGCTAGTGAAGAAAAAACACTAATTGAAAGCATATCAGCTAACAATAAATTGCAAGGTCATTTAAAGTTAGCATTAAAAAACACTTCAATTCTAACAAGTGTAATTATGCCAAAAATTGCTAATTCATTAAAAGAATATATTAATGAATTCAAAGCAAAAATTAAGGATAATACAAAGTTAGAAGATAGTGAAAAACTAATACAACGAAAAGCATTAACTGAACATTGTTATGATTTGGTTAATTACAAAAGAAAAGAGGGTGTAAATCACGCTTTTGAAATGGTTGTAAGTAGGTCAATAAAACTAGCTTTAATGTTGGTTGACTATCCAAAAGAATTTAATGTGGATACAAAAGAAAATAAAGTATTCATAATGGATAAAATCGCAACACCAATGATAGAGCATAAAAAAGAGGGTCAAAAAGCTGGAACGAAAAAAGTAGAAAACAAATCAACAGAATTAGTTGAAGTTCATACTGGTGTTGTTGATAAGGTTTATTCTAAAAAGTATCCAGTCAAAACAAGAAAGCCAAAGTCTAAAGCCAAAGTAAATACTTTAAAACTTGCAACAGAGTTTTACAGTCATTTAAAGCAATTAGACAAAATGGCTAATAAAAAGAATGTTGAGTTCTTTGACTATATTGATAATGATGAAATATTTTCTCAATTTGAAAATATAAAAGAATTTTTAAATTCTCAAAATTATCAAACAATCAGAAAGTTCAGCATTGAATACCAACAGGCATTTGACGGCTCACTAGAAAAAAAATCAGCTTAATCTCCCGAGCTAGATTTAAAGGAAACCCCTAGTTAAAAGCTGGGGGTTTTTTTTTGCGGATCCTAAAAAATAATTAAGGTGGTTTCCAAGGTAGCCCATAGCTACAAAATTTTACACTCCCCAAAGCTCCCCAAAGTGTTAATCAGTTTTTACTAGGGAAATTTTAGGGTATTTCCCAACCATATACTAGGGCAAGTTTAAAAATTCTGTAAAAAAAAATAAGTTTTGCCTAGTGGTACGCAAGGGACTGGGGGGTGGTATATATACATACATATAGCATTACCAGAAAATCTCAGAATCCCTTGTTAACCTATTCCTGACCATATTTATGGGGGCTATATTCCGACAATATCCCTGGGAATACCCTAGGGGGTACTTCTAAAAATAGGTCTAGGATAGGTGTAAAGGCCCCCCTGGGGTTCCTATGAACATTATACACCCCTATTTCAATTTTGTCTACTACAAAAGTGTCGCAGTTGTAATTATTTAAAAATAATACTTGACAAAATTGCATATAAACACTATAATAGGAAAGTATATATTATTTAAGGGACACACACTATCATACTTTACACTTAACACACGAGGTCATCACAAATAATATATAAAATATGGTCAAATTAGACATAAACTTAGTAAAAAATCTCCCATTCGGAGAAATAATGGAATTAATAAATGCAAGAAATGGATTCTTCTATAACGAAAACTCAAAAAAGAAACTTAACAGATATGCAAGAAAAGTTTCTAGACGTATTGTTCGGGGAAGGCTACAAGGTTAATCGCCTTACTAGATGAAGACGGCACTACTCCACAGGCAAGTATTCGTCTAGCAGCCGCTAACTCAATTTTAGACAGAGTAGGTATCATCAAGAAAGATCAAATTGATGTTAACATGAAAGCTCTGCACGGTATATTTATATTACCAGCAAAAGATAACCCAGAATCAAAGGATAAAAAATAATAATGGTATATAGTTTAATAGCTAAAAGAATATTAAAAACTGCTGCAAAAAAGTATGGTCAAACAGATCTGCTAAAAGGCACTGGTAAAAAATTACTTAAAGGTGCTGCAAATATTGAAAAAAAAGCAGATAAAATTTCTGAAAAAATGATTAGAGAGATGAACTCTCCAAAAATATTAGACAAAGCTAAAGGATATTCAAAATTAGTCGCTGGGACATTAGGTTTAGGAGCAGTATTTCCTAGCATAACAGACAAAGAAAAATCAAGTGGAACCGATAAAAATAAAAAAAAGAAGTAGGACAGTTCCATTTGGTTTTAAACAATCAAATAATCCTAATTATTTAGAACCAGTTAAAGAAGAATTAGATGCTCTTAATCAAGCAAAGAATTATTTAAAAAATTGTTCATTAAGAGAAACAGCATCTTGGCTACATAGAAAAACAGGAAGATACATATCACATGTCGGACTTAAAAAACGAATCGAAAGAAGTAGCTCCCCCGAAGCCGAAGAAAGTAATTCAAAAGAAAGCCA